AAGCCTGTTGCCCAGTGCGCCAGTCGGTGAATCAATCAGCAACGGGTCGGTGGTGTCGCGGATGATCTTGTCGTAGTCAATGATCTGACCCTTCTTGCCGCCCACACCCATGCCACCGATCAGGTTGGCGGTCACGGCACGCCGGTCGAAGGTGTTGGCAAGGTCTTTGAAGTTCTTGCTGAGGATATCAACGTCAGGCGGGAAGATGTTGTTGCCTTCCTTATCAACCGTGTTCACCAGACGCATGTTGATGCGATCCCGCAGGTCTGAGTCAAGGTCGCCCTTTTTTGCGGCCTTCTTGAAGTCACCATAGAGCTTGTCGAACACCATCTGGTTTGACTGGTGCTGTGTTGGCGTGCCCAGCATGGCGGCATACACAGGGTCTTTGCCTGCGGACTTGCTGCCACCAAGAATCATCTTGGCAACTCCGGGGGTTTTGACGCCCCATGCCGCTTCGGCTGCACGATACTCTGGCTCAGTCAGTTGCAGGCCAGAGAAGCCCGGGCCACCAAGGTAGCCGCCGCCGACTTTGGTGCGGTCTGCTTGGGTAATAACCAGAGGACGACCCTCAATGCGGCCAAGGGCCTCTGAAGCCTTCATAGGGGCCTCGGCTTGCTTGGCTGGCTTGAGTGCCTTTGCCAGCTTCGTTGCAGCCTCAGTCAGCAAGCCAACCTTACCGCCCCCAGCCAGCTCCAGTGCCATGGTGTCGGGGTTGTCGGAGAAGTGGACGGTACCGCCAGCGGCGTACACGTCAGGCAGCTTGATTGGCGCTCGCTCCAGCCCCTCTGGCAGCACCATGTTGTCGGTCATCTCAAGCTCTTTCCTGAGCGCCTCGATGTACTCTTCTTGGCTGCGGCGTGGGAATGGCTCGCGCAACTCAGCACGGGGAATTAATCGAACTAAACTTGTGGGTTGATCAAACCCAGCTAGGGCTCGACTGCGATGGCGACCTTCATGCTCAGAAATAAACGGCATAAGCGGCAAGCCCTGCTCTTCCTTGTTGATGCCAAGGAAAGGCACATCATCAAACCCTGATGGCAGACTCTGCAAATACCTCAGGTAGTCTTCCGTTGACATTTTTGTCTTGTCCGCAAAAGACTTGGGCTCTGTGACGCTGCGCGTTTGCAATTGTTTTGAATACCGCTCAAAGTCAGCAGGATTTATAGTCATCACGGCCTTGGCGTTGTCACCAAGGAACGCCTCTTTCAGCGCCTGCTCTTTGTACAAGCGCTCAAGGTTGGGGATCTCGTCAGCAGCACGCTCAACACGCCGTGCGCCGTACTCACCCTTGCTTTGGCGAGCCTCCTCTTTGACGCGGCCAACCTTGCTCGGGATGATGATGCTGGGCGCTTCAACAATAGGGACGGCCTTTTGCGGGGTTTTGATCTGAGACCGTGTGCCCTGAGCCATGCCAGACAGTAGGTCAGCACCGATCCCGCCACGCTCCATGATCTGGGGGACGTACTTCTCGGCCATGCGCTCACCAGCACGGCCAGCAGCCATGGCTCCTTTGGCGCCAGCCTTGATCACTTTGGGGATAACGTTAAAAGGGACGGAGCCGCCAGCCAGCGTGCCCAAGCCCGAGGCGAACTGGCCGACTGGGCTGTCAGAACCATACGGTAGACGCTGAAGGATCTCTTCGCTGGTTGGCGCAAAGGTTGGGGACTCGTTGCCTGTGTAGAGCACGTAAGGCAAGCGGCCAAGCGACTCTATGTCGCCAGCCAAGCCAGCAGCGCCAGCGAATGCGCCTCGGCCAAGGTCAACTGGGAAGTTCTTTGCAGCCTCGCGGTCTTGCCTGTCCTCACGGCGCTTGGCGATCATGGGGTAGACGCCGAAGGCTGGCTTGTCGGGGCTCCCGTACATCAAGTCGGCTAGTTTCTGGCCGGTAGTCTTGTTTTTGGGCATCGTCGGGCCTCAGTGTGTTGATTGGGCTAGATTATGCCCTCGAGCTTTTGTCAAGTCCATGGCCCAGCCGTCAAACAGCATAGGGGTTCTCGCGCTTCCTATGCTCCCATCCAGCGTCAATGACGTCTTCGTCGTCGTAGTCCTCGTTCGGCGGTGGGTCGATGTTCAGCCAGCCAGCATCCCGCAAGTACCGCAGGGCTTGGCTCATAGAATCACAGAAGTCGTCATGGGTCGTCTCTGGGAACGAGCAGATCTGGCTGACCATGCCCTCAGCCCAGTCCCTGACGTATCCCTTACGGTTGCTGCTCTCGGGTATCCACACCCGCCCAGCCTTGATGATGTTAGAGATGATGTTCAGCCGCTGGGTCTTGTCTGCCTTGCCGGGGTTGTAGGAGCGCACGAACACATGGGCCCGCTGCAAGTCTTGGATCAGGGAGATGCCAGAAGCCTTGTCCTCGACCAGCACCAGATCCACCCGTCTGGCATCCTTGCCTTCGCCGTAGACCGTCTCGTACTCCTCGAGCACCTTCTCCTTCATGTCGGGGTACTGGAGCCTGTCCTGCCATGCGTCGATCACCAGAACCGCCATGGGCCCGTCTTGGGGCTTGAACACCCCAAAGGTGATCTGAGCTGTCGGATCGTTCTGGGCCTTGTCAGTGAAGGCGCAGTCGTATGACTGGAGGATGTACTCCAGCTTGGGCAGGGGCTTGTCGGCAGGCCAGAGCTTGAACCAGTCCCGCTTGACGATGCCGCCCTGCTCGGGGTCAAGGATCTCAGCGTAGATCTCCTGCTGGCCCAGCTTGGTCCCCTCGTACTGGAGGATCTGCTTGCGGAAGTTGTCTGACAGGTTGTCGATGTTGGCGTAGGTCGAGGCGGTTGTCAGGTGTACGTCATCACCCTCTCGCCCAACCAGCTCGACGATCAAGTCCTTTGGCCGTGGAGTTGTGGTGCAAATGAGACGGGTCTTCCAGTTGGCGTCTACCTTCAGGCGCATGCCGAACATGATCTGGTCCCACGCTTCCTGCAAGTAATCCCATGCGGCCAACTCATCTGCCCAACCTCCGTGAAATTGTGGCCCCCTGAACCGCTCAGGCTCTGATGCGGGTATACCCTTAATCAGCGAGCCGTTGACCAGCTTCATCTCGTGCATCTGCTTGTTGTAGTCAGCGATCAGGATCGAAGGGACCACGGCTATCAGGCCTGAGTCACCTTCGAAGCATGTGGCACGGACGTCAGCCGAGGTAGGGGCGGAGACCAGCCAGCGGGTGCCGGGGTACTCCCAAGCCCACCACCAGATCTGTTCGGCGGCTGTTCTGGTCTTGCCAGCCCCTCGGCCAGCTAGGAGCAGCCAGATCGACCACCAGTCGCCGTGAGGCAGGACTTGGTGGTCATGGGCCTCCAAGAGCCACTTGGCCCTCTTGGCGAAGGCCATCTTGTGTGTGTCGGGGGCTGCGCTCAGGGCTTGCAGGATCTGCGGGTCGCGCAGGGTGTCGAGCAAGTCATTCATTGGCTGTCTGGCGCTTGAGTTCCAAGTTCTTCACCGCAGCAGCCAGTATCTCCATTGCCCCGTTCTGGATCTCCAGCGGGTTCTCGGCGTCCCCAGCATGTACAAGCCGCTCGCCATACTTCTTGGGCTTGAGCTTCATGGCCGTCCACTTGCGGGCATCGATTCGGTTCTTCTGCCACTGAAGGAACGCCCCATCCAACTTATGCTCGATCAGCTCACCAGTGCGGCGGTCGATCACAGGGATGATTTCGGGCTGTTCGTCAGCAATGGCGATGATCTCGTCAGCCAGAGTGTCAGCCTGATCTTCCCGAGCGCGAGCGTAAAGGTCGCAGAATTCAGGGTAAGCAGCCAACCATCGGTACACGGTGGCCCTGTCTGGCATCTCGTCATCCTTGGTGATTGTCTTGAGACTCTCTCCTTCTGACAGCCTTACACAGATCACTGTTGCTAGGTGTTGCGTGAAGGATGATGGCCTTCCCGCCTTTTTCTCTTTTGCGGGGATTTTTAAGGGTTTACCCTCAGCATCCTGCATATCGAGGATTTGAGCGATTGAAGTCAGCGAGGGCGTGTCTACCCCTACTGATGCTGGATCGGTGGCCTGTGAGGCCGTTTTGGTGCTTTTGCGTGGCATCTCGTACTTTCAGAGACATGTAGATGCCTGAAGTTTACCCCGTAGTTCAAGAAACGCAAAAAAGGGGCCGAAGCCCCATCGATCAGAAGTTGTAGTCGTAGAACTTGACTGGCTTGTCGCTCAGGCCAAACCTTTGGCCGTGCTTGTCTTTCCAACCCTGCTTGCCCAAACGGATGCGTACCACTGGGTTGCTGCCATTGCTGGCGATGCTCCACTTCTGTTCGCGCTGATTGGAGCAGTGGGCACTGAAGCCACCGACATGAAACTCCAGCTTAACGCTGTCATCGCGCTCTGCATCCATCTCGCGCACTTCAATTGTTTTGTCACTGATGACCTTGACCACCTCAAAAGGGGTGATGTCAGAGTAGCCGTAGTGGTTTGCGTAGTTCATGATGTGTCTTTCAGTTACCCGCCTTGTTGGCGTGATGTGATTATAGAACACAAAATTCAATCTGTGCAATACTCTTTCGCATCGCTTGGTCTTTGTGTTCAATTGCCTTTGTCAAGTTGACTCCAGCCCCCGATCGAATGCCCACTGATTGGGGTCTATATTTTCTTCCGTCAACCTAAATGGCGCCGTCTCTCCGACTGTCACGCATTTGCCGCCTGCGTTTGGCGTACTTACCGGCTCGGTAGGAAATCCGTAAAAAGCCTGTGAACCGGCTGCAATCG